TAACTTCTAATCCTTTACCATTGATAGCCTTACGCGAATCACCAGACCACCACGCAGAACGACGGACTTCTGGTGCAAAATCATTACGATCATTAGCCATTATTTTATTCCTTGTAAGTTGACACCAAAAGGAATCGAGGATAAATCATCGAGTTCATCATCGGTGAATTGTGGTTTGCGTTGCACAAATAACACGCCATCTTTTCCACATGGCCCGTAACTGCGCTGGGTTTCTGCAAAGAAAAATTCTTCTGTTCCTGTGACCAGGTTGAAGTTCACTTCTTGCATACACTTCATATCACGATCACGAAAATGATCGCAGTCTTTACAAAATTTCATAAGTTCCTCTCATGAGTTAGGTTATTAAAAGTACTACGATTATTACTATAGTTGATTATTATTCATAATGCAACTCACTTCAGTAATTCTGTTGCCAATCCAACGCATCACGGGTACGGCCATACTGTTACCAAGGGCTTTGTAACGTGGTCCATCTGGACACTTTGGTTTAATATTGGTGTAATTGTCTGGAAATCCTTGTAATCGTTCACACTCAATAGGTGTTAAACGTCTAACAGCCATTTGATTAAATATTTGTTGATTTTGTGTAGTTGAGATAGTAAATGCTTTTTCATCTTGTCCTAAATAACCTTTTCCACCACCATCACATCCACCCCTAACTTTAAATGCATGAGCAACTCCATGAACACCAGTCGCATTCAAGGTATACATTGGTCCACCCTCGGTAAATCCATCACCATTACCACCATTATGAGGTTGTCTACCAATCGTATTTTCTGCAAATGCAATCGGTAAGTTTCCTAATCGACAATTAAGTGTTGGTGCAACATCAATTTCTTTGACACGACTATCTTGCGGATGATGATCGTAGACAGAAATCATGTTAAATCCATCGGCTCTTGACCAATCTTGAGAGGTGGTTTCTAAACAACTTGCAACATGAGGAACATAGACAAGTTTGTTATCGGTGTCCTCGGCATTTACTCCTTTGTAATATCGTGCTGAGAGCGTTCCAGCGCTTTCTGCAACATAGGAGGAAGTTTCTTGCCGCGTTTCTCTGCTCGGCGCAGGATGCCACGACAGGCTGTGGCTGTCAAATAGTACCGCTGCGGCACTTCGCCAATCTCCAAGACATCCGACAACAAACACACGTCGGCGTCGTTGTGCCACTCCGAAGTATTGAGCGTCAAGAACTCGGTAGGCGAACCCATACCCGCATTCCCCCAACCCTCGAAGGAAGCTGGCAAAGTCTTCTCCTCCACCACTTGATAGAACCCCTGGTACATTTTCCCAAAGTATCCACTTTGGCTTAAACTTTGCAGCAATGGCAAGATAGGTAAGCATGAGGTTACCACGCGGATCATCCAATCCTTTTCTAAGTCCTGCGACCGAGAAAGATTGGCAGGGAGTTCCTCCAACGAAAACATCGATATTTGTTCCAAAAGACCACTCCTTGAATTTAGTCATATCCCCAAGATTAGGTACATGAGGATAGTAATGTTGTAACACTTCTGATGGGAACTTTTCAATCTCAGAAAAGGCCACAGGATTGAATCCCAAATCATGCCAAGCAACTGTCGCTGCTTCAATACCACTACATACGGATAGATAATTGAATGTCATGATTAGTATGATATTAGATTATATTTACACACACAACTACTTTTTTAAAAAAGCAACAATTTATTTTTCTACAACGTGTCTACTTTTTCCTATATAATATATATAACATATAAGATATATATAGATTTTAAATATATCTATAACTAAATATATCTATAACTAGTTATAGTTATAACTAAATATATCGTAGAATATACGTCGTAGAATCTACGCCAATATTCTACTTCTATCCATATAGAGTTATAGATATATCCATATAGCGTATAACATATCCATATACCATATAACTATATAAGGAAAGTGGTATTGTTGCAAAATAAACGCGTTGCCTTGAGAAATAAACGAGTTGCCTTGAACGATTAATTCATTTGTTGGTGTATTTTTTTAGTTTTTAAAATCGTTGATTAGAGGTTATTTTTTTAAAAATGATATGATGGTATCAACCACAATGAAAAAACCCGCCTAAGCGGGTTTAAATCGGTTTTAAATAGGTTTTTATAGGAAAGCCAATAGAACAAATAGGAATATAAAGAGAATAATTCCTGATATACGATCTGGCCAAGTTTCCTGCGGTCCGTAATGCAGCACTTTCAACCATTCTTTAGAAGCCACATCATCCATAATTTTAACTTTGCGCTTCATATCATGATTTCCAGTTTACCGTTCACTTGTTTTAAAAACCTCAAGGCCTGTGACATTTTTTTAAATGTTTTAAAGGCCGTTGATTGATCACCAGACATATACGTTGTGTAATAAACTCTAAACATGATTAACCTCGATAGGATAGTTTTTGCAATAAAACTCTATGCCAAATTCGTTTACATAATAGGTATTTTCATTCCCGTACCATATTGGTTTAATTGTTCCCTGTGATAACCATATATCTGCGGTTTTAGGTTCTAAATAGATAATTTTAGGTAATTGTTTAGCTTTCATTTTAAACCTCCAATTCAATCTGAGCGGTTTCATACTCAAATACTGCATCGTTTTTCTTGCAGCACTCATCAAATACATTTTGATAGTAGGCCTGATCGAATTTACGATGTAATAAATCGTTGTCTATAAACTCTCTTTTTTCAATTTCCCAGTTATTGTTTACGATATACATTCCATTGTCGTAATTGTCACAATCTAAAAATCGAACATTATCAACCCCTAATGACAATGAACCACCGAAAAAATTACCAATGATCTGGCATAGTCTGGCCGCGCCGTACGATCCGCTGCGCAATTGATAACGTTTAGCGCAATCTAAAAAGGCCTGTACGCTCTCGATCCCACCGTTCCAATGCAAGTAAATACCTTGTGCTGTACCGCCGAATTTAATAACAGCTCTATTTCCCATGATTAATTTTCCTTCAAAGTTAGGTTATGATTACTAAGTAGTAATCGCATAAGCGCCAAGTATTCAGCGCTTATACGTTTACAGTACTTATACGTTCACTTTCAAATAGTCTTCCAATATTCCTTCAATCTCCTGTAATAAGCTCATAATGTAAATTTCCTTATTAGTTAGTGATATAAATTCATGAACAACAATTCCTCGCTACCGTACACTTTAGCCGCTCCACAACACGCGCACGCGTATTTTCTAGCGTCTGGCTCGACGCCGTCATTCTCAGCGCCGCACGCTAAACAAAACCCTGTATAACTCTCGGCTGCTTCTGTCAATTGTTCAAAGCTAGGTTTATATTGAATATTGCCGTTTTTTGCTTGATAGGTTTTCATAATGATATCTCCAGATTAGTTAGGTAATAAACACTTAGGGAAAGCGGCCGCACGATCGCGCAGCTGCTGTAATGTTTCATTCATGGCCAAATAATCATGATCAAAAAATTCAACGTGTACATCTACATAATTATTGCGATCGTAATTTAGCATGATCGATTCACGCTCCAAATTAGCATTCAATAAAACATACTCAAGGCCGCGATCAATATCAACCATAAGAACATAACCCACTAGATCCATAGCGGCAATACGTTGGCCGTTTTCGCTGTAATTGCGGCCCGTATTAAAACTGATAATTTTATTTTGCATCGTTAACTCTCTTTCATTCGTTAGGTTTTAAATGTACTGCACTTAGAGTATAAGGGTATTAGATTAGTAATGCAACAGGTTGTGTTGTATTTTTTTACACGATGTAGGCCGCCTTCTCGATCTGGTTCAATTTTGGCCAGACCAGCTCGAAAAGTTACAGTTCGGAAAACTTCCTTATATATATATAGATATATATAAACATATAAATATCTACTAATATATTTTATATTGGGGTTTTATATATTTTGGAATAGATGAATAATAACTAACATATATGATTATGTAATTATTATATTATTGTAGTATATAGATATAGATATAGTGTTTTATATGGATATATGTATATTTATATATTATAAATATTATATTTTATTATATTATGTATTATATGGTTTTATATATTTTATATTATATTTTAAAAAATTGTTGGATTTTTTTTTGGGTTTGGGCTTGCTTGGGGTGTAGTCACCTACCATCCTCCCCCCAAAAAAATTTACAGTTTTTTAAATATCATGTATAGTGGTGATGTATAGATTAGGGGGTTATTTGTATGTTAAATGTAGAGAGTAGTATTCCAGTACCAAGAGTAAGGATGCGACGTGAGTATCCGTATAAGGTCATGGAGGTTGGTGACAGTTTCTTTGTGCCAGATGCAAAGATGCAAGTGGTCTGTAACAACAATTACAGGACGGGGAAGTTGTTGGGGAAGAAGTTTATCGCCAGGCGTGAGGGAGATGGGGTGCGGGTATGGAGAACGGAATAAAGATTGAACTCAATGTCGGTGATGCGCTGGATGATTTTCTTGACCAGATCGTAATAACGCGCCTGAAACAAGCAATACGGAATTTAGATGGTGATAATCTTGATGCGGAAGATGAAGAATCAATTACTCACTTAAAGTTTGTTTTAGAGTATTTTGGGGGTGAGTTATGATCAACGGATATTTGGACTTAGAAGAACAGATTAAGGCCGTTACAGACGATGCTAAGCGTGCGTATATGCAAAGGATTTGGACAATGGANAAAGAACAGATCTTTCATGAGTTGATGCGGGTGCATGGTGAGAGTGCGCGGTTGCTCAATCANGCCAATGCGGAGTTGTTGAGATTACGCGAATTATTAGAACAAAAGGATGGAGATGCCATACACTAANGANGAACAAGAGCGTTTGTGGGCAGAACAGCTGCTCAAGTCGCGTTTAGAGTTACAACGCGAGATGCAACGCGCTTTGTTTTGTATGGATGGTGATGAGAAAAGAGCATTGGCAAAAGAATGGAAAGAGAAGTATTCTTTAGAGAAGTTTGAGGAGTTGATACGCTTTGCCAAAAATAAGAAGGCTATGCGTGCAGTCGCGAATTGGAACTTAGAAGATTTTAGACAACATCGAGTGAAAGAATACGCATGACCGCGTTTAATAAAGCCCAGTTTTATAAGTTTTGTTCGGAGTTGAAGATTGAAACCAAAGAACATGGTTTAAAAAAGATGGGTACATTACTGGGTTCACAGACCTATGTGATGGATGAGATTGCCAAAGGTTTACAAGATGATGTACATTTTTTTGTTATTTTGAAAGGGCGTCAGCTTGGCATCACCACTATTTCACTCGCACTCGATCTCTATTGGCACTTTACACACCCAGGCTTACAGGGAACACTTACAACGGACACAGAAGAAAACCGAGATATGTTCCGCTCAACCCTCTCCATGTATATGGATGGCTTACCCAAAGAGTACAGAATACCCCTCATCGCTCATAACAGGAATCAGCTTTCTCTCAAAAACCGATCTCGTTTGTTTTATCAAGTTGCTGGGCTTAGAGCGAAAGGATCTCTTGGTCGTGGCAAGGCGATTACCTATTTGCACGGCACAGAAACCTCCTCATGGGGAGATGAAGAAGGATTAGCGTCCTTGCTGGCTTCTCTTGCCGAAACCAATCCAGATCGTATGTACATTTTTGAAAGTACGGCGCGTGGTTTTAATATGTTCCACGATATGTATACCACCGCCAAACGCGCGAAAACGCAGAAAGCCATCTTCTGTGGTTGGTGGAGAAATGAGTTGTATATGGCTGATCCTACAAGCTCGGTGTACAAAGTCTATTGGGATGGCAAACTCAAACCCGAAGAACGGGAGTGGATTAAAGATATTAAAAAACTCTACGACTATGAAATCAATTCCAGACAAGTGGCGTGGTGGCGCTGGAAGATGGAAGAAGGCATTAAAGACGACGCCCTCATGTATCAAGAATTTCCGCCTACTGAGGACTATGCTTTTGTCATGACAGGTACAAGTTTCTTCTCCAACGCGCGTTGTACGGATGCGGTGAAAAAACTCAAGAAAAAAGATTATGATAGTTACCGTTATTTGTTTGGCGTGAACTTTCCTGATACGGAAGTCATTAAATCGACTGAGCGTTTGGGTTCTCTTAAGATTTGGGAAGAACCGATTGATACCGCTTACTACGTCATTGGTGCTGATCCTGCCTACGGATCAAGCGACTGGGCGGACAGGTTCTGTATTCAAGTGTTTCGGTGCTATGCCGATGGTTTAGAACAAGTGGCTAGTTTTGCCACTAGTGAGCTAAACACCTATCAATTTGCGTGGGTGATTGCTCACTTGGCGGGTGCGTATAAGAACTCAACGCTGAACTTAGAAATCAATGGTCCTGGTCAAGCCGTCTATAACGAACTCTCCAATCTGAAGCGTCAAGCAGCCGCAATGGGTTCAGCCCTCGGTAAAGACCTAATGGATGTCTATGGCAATATGCAAAACTACATTTGGCGTCGTAATGATTCTCTCGGTGGTCCAAGCAATAGTAAAGGTTGGCTCACCACCGCCGCCACCAAAGAGCGGATGTTGTCTTACATGAAAGACTATTTTGAACGTGGCATGATGGATATTTTTGATATGGATACCATCGAGGAAATGAAAACCATTATTCGTGATGGTGGCTCAATTATGGCGTCTGGCCGTAATAAGGATGATCGGGTAATTGCTTCGGCACTCGCAGCAGCTGCTTTTGCCGAGCAAGTCCAGCCACGCTTAATTATGCAAAAAATCACCAAAGAGATTTCTAAAAAACAAGAGGACTTTACTCCTGAACAACTGACTGTAGGAAGAAATGTCAGCGATTATTTAAAGCGGATTGGAATGTATGGCGACAGCAATATTAAAACGTGATTTATTGCCGTTGATGCACCGCTTTTTAAAAGATAAAAATCGCGGTATTTCTGTCAAA